ACTCTCCGTAAGGAGAGTCCTGGCTTGAGCCGTCACATAGTGTGATCTCTATCGTGAGACCTTCTCAGAATGTCTTATTCTCGAACTCGTACCCTTATCAACCCGGGTCATACCGGAACAAGTACCTTTAAGTATTATGGTACCGTTGAAACGGATACGGCCCCTGGCGGTTCGCACTATTGTGCGGACGTCGTGGGTGATATGCTCGGTGATAATCCTCTCACTATTCGGCATGAGGCACTACTGCCTCCTCTGCTTGGTGGTGAGACGCCTGGTATCTTCGGTTATAGTTATAGTAACTATCCCGTAGCTAACCCGGCTTACAGCGGGCATCTCAGTCCGATGACTTCTGAGCCTTCTACGCTCGAAGCTGCAACTCAAGTAGCTGCTAAGACTAACCCATCCAGACCGGATGTGTCAGTCCCGCTGCTATTAAAAGAGAGTTTGGAGTCAGTCGTTAAGGCTGTCTTCAATCACGGCAAGAGAAAGAGTGATAACTCACTTGTTTCCGGCTCATTCGGCTGGGAACAGCTCTACCGAGATGCAACTAAGATCTTCGATTTTGCCGACGGTGTCGACAAAAGAGCTAAGGAGCTAAATCAGCTCTATAGCTCAGGCGGTCTGAAAAGACGTAGAACCGTTTGGACTGATACGTCCACCGAGAATGTGGTGAACGTAACTTTGCATTCGTCGGGAGGTGTAGTCATAGGGAAACGATCCACTAAGACTACTAGGATTAAATGGGTTGCCATTCGTTGGCAGCCCGATGATCCCGTAAATCTTCCGTCGGCAGAGGACAATGTCCGATTAGCTCGGACCCTAATCCATGGTTGGCATTTCGCACCTGAAGATGTGTGGAATGCTCTCCCGTGGTCTTGGGCTGTGGACTACTTTTTCAACGTTGGCTCCTACCTTGGGGCTACGAGGAATTCAGTAGGTTCACACATTGCTTCTCTATGCACATGTACTACCATTACGACTCTAAGCCGGATTACTCCGACTTCGATGACTGATGGCTTGACATGTTCAAACGGGCGGGAGGACAAGATTGATAAATATCGTGTTCCTTCCGTTATAGGTCTCACTGCTACCTCACCTTTCTTAAGTGTGAGGCAACTGGCGACTTTGTCGTCGATTGCCCTCAACTACAAGGGGTGATCGATAACAAGGATGTCTAACATGAGCTTTGGCTCGACTATTTCTATCACGGTAAATACTGTTGCGAAAGTTCTCAACAGGATTAACCAAGATTCGTACGGCAGCGAGTATTTGCTGCGCGAGTCGCTGCAGGAGTTCCGGCTGAAAATCCGTCATTCGACGGAGAAAGCCACGAATGGGTCGGTCCAGTTGGATCGGCACAATATCGAGCTTACTCAGAAGGTCTTTGCTACGACTACCGCCCCAGAGATCGTTCGTCAGAGTTACACGATTATTCGCGTTCCTTATAACGATGATCTTGATGAGGCTGGTTACCTGATCGATGGCTTTGTCAATTATATTGACTCAGCTACCGTTCAGTCCGATCTTCTCACTTGGCAAAACTAGCCTCGTTAGAACTCGGAGAGAGTTAGTCGGGCACGAGCCACGGGTCAAACTGTTCTGAGGAGAACAATCATGACTAAAGGCCGTGTGTTAGACTTCATTGGGCTCTACCAGGCAATCTTACAAGATTGCAAGGTAAACTACCCAACTCACCATCGTGGGTTTGATAGAGATTTAACTCGACTCAAGTCCCTGTGTGAAGTTCGGGGTATCAATGTATTTCTCATTGATCTCCCTCGGATTCTAAAGATTTTAGATAAATCCTTAGACTCCGGCCGCCTTGCCTTCAATGGTGAACCTCTTACGAGGTCTATCAATTGCAGGACCGTGATTCCTAGACTATTCCAGGAGTTATGGTTGCGGGTCTTCACGATAGATGGATGTTTGAGGCAGGACATCGATCCCAATGCAGTATTCTTTCTGCGCACTCTTTTGAGCGTTGGAAAGAAATACCGTATTGACTGCTCTCCTAAGTATCTCTACGAGACTACTAAGGAGTTCTACGATGTTGAAGCTCATCTCCCACCGGCTTCTCAAGTATGGGATACCGATGGTAGCGATATCTTCGATCGTTCTCTTGGCGCCATTGGCGACCTCGACGACGGTAGAGGAATATCGGAAGGCTTGTTCAGTCGAACTGGCCCTCATGACTCTTACCTGCTTGATTCTATACAGCATGTTGCCGATAGAATCTCTTCCAGTTTCGGAGAATTCTTCCCCGATGTCTGGAAGTTCAAGCATGGACCTGGTGCCGTCTCAGACCTCAGCTCAGGAAGCTCTTATAAATATGACTTCCCCAGCTGGAGTCCAAGACTCGATTTTCTCTTCCCTAGAGAGGTGTTCGCTTCTGCGGACACCTCCCTATTGGGAGGAGGGGCGTTTAGTAGAGAGGGACTTCAGCAATGTCCTGGGATCTCAATCCCTTTGCATGCCGAATACCACTCCGAACTAATTGCTGTACCAAAGACAGCTACTGGACCGAGGCTAATTGCCGCGGAACCGACAGCTCATCAATGGACACAGCAGTGTGTGAGGGATTTCCTCACAACAACGCTGCGCAAGACAGTACTTGTGAATTGTATCGATTTCTCGAGACAAGACATAAGCGGCGACCTTGCCAAATCGTCATCCCTGAGAGGCGATTTCGCTACGCTCGATCTTTCGAGCGCCTCGGATCGTCTCAGCTGCTGGCTATTGCAAAGGCTCTGGAGACGGAATTTATCCGTACTCAGAGCCCTAGTGGTAACCAGGACCCGTTATATTCATAACGGGATTGATGAGAAGTTTCCTACGCTGCATAAGCTTAGGAAGTTCGCATCCATGGGATCGGCACTTACCTTCCCTGTGCAATCGATAGCGTTTGCAACGCTATGTATTGCGGCGGGTCATACCCTAACCGCAGGACCTCTTTCGCATAAGAAGCTTAAGAGCCTTTCACGGCAGGTCAGAGTGTACGGAGACGATCTTATTGTCCCCGTAACTTGGGTACCGAGATTACGCTATATGCTTCACCGATTGTTTCTAAAGGTGAACGATTCCAAGTCTTTCTCTAAGGGTAACTTTAGAGAGAGCTGCGGAACCGATGCGTTCAGGGGTTACGATGTAACTCCTGCCCGTATACATGAGGCGTATGATGAGCTCAAGCCCGGAACGCTAATATCCACGGTGGATACCAGCAACAACTTCTTTATGAAGGGGTTATGGCACTCTTCCGATTGGATTAAATCGTCAGTACCACGGCGTATACGCAAGTATATACCGGTGGTGCATGCCTCTTCCGGGACCTTCGGTCATACATCGTTCGTTGGAGCTGCAGCTACATCTAAGCTTAGATGGAATCGCAATCTTCA